GGTATCGGTAAGGTTGCGTTCCAGTTCAAGACGTACCCGCTGCAGATGACTCTGCTGTTGCTGACCAACTTCAAGAAGATGCTTCCTTTCCTTAACAAAGAAGGTAAAAAAGAAGCGGTCACTAAGTTCTTCGGCATGATGGGCACGTCCTACTTACTCGCCGGTGCGGCGAACACGGCCCTCTTCAGCCCCATCATTGGCTTGGTCGGCTGGGCTTGGGGGCAGATGAGTGCCGAAGAAGACTGGCCTGAAGAGCTCAAGGACATCAGCTTTGAGACTTGGTTCTTGAAAGTGTTCCTGCCCGAGAAGTTGGGTGACGTAACAATCGGTGGTGTGCCGGTAAGCGACCTCATTGAGCGCGGCCCCTTGAACGCCATCACCGGCTACGACATCGCTTCTCGTATTGGACTTAACGATCTGTGGGGTCGAGACAGCAAAGAAACTAAGACTGCTCGCGAAAGCGCAATTGCGTTCATGCTGGACAATTTTGCTGGCCCAACGGCAAGTTTGCTGCTCGGCTTTGCTGATGCTTGGGATGCCTACGCCATGGGCGACTACCAAAAGATGCAGGAGAAGCTGGCCCCCGCAGCGATCCGTAACTTGCTGGTTGCCAACAAATACGCCGACGAGGGTATGAAGACTGGCCGTGGTGTTGAGCTGGTTAGCAAAGACGATGTGAAAACCGGCGAGCTGATCGGGCAAGCGGTGGGTTTCCGCCCAGATATTCTTGCAGCTACGCAAGGACCGGCTTTCAAGTTCTCCGGCATCGAGCAAAAGATTTTGAACAAGCGCGGGCTGTTGTTGAACAAGTTGGATTTTCAGTACCGAAAAAACACCAACGAAGGGGACGAACGCTTCGACAAAATCTTGGAGGAAGAAGTGCCCAAGTTCAACACGAAGTACCCGTCGTATGCGCTGGACGAAGATGCGATCTACAACTCGCTCATGAAGAAGGCCGAGCAGAGAATGACTGCCCGTGCTGGTGTACCTGTGACTGAGAAGAACCTCCCAATCGTTGAAGAGGCTACCGACTACTTAGAGCGCCGCTTGGATGAGCGTGCCAGAGAGATGCGGGAACGACGCGAGAAGGAAAAAAACCCCCAGTGATTAGCTGGGGGTTAAGGTTGGTCTCAACAACCATTCACAGGAGAATCACGATTTAGTGTAGCTCAAATGCGCCACACTCGCAAACCCTTAACGCCTTCTTCGATGACTACTTTGGTGACTACGTTCATCTTCAGTCGGCTGCTTATCGCCAAGATCGTTCCCCGCGCAGCCTTCTCATCAATGCAAGGTACAAAGAAAGAATGGCCGCGCCGGAATTTGGCCCAATTAACTCGGTACGTTATCGTCTCGATCTTCATTTTTCGGTGCGAACGTATCCATCTGTAAGAACTCCGAAGCGGATGCGTCAAACTTCAGTACCCGCACAGCAGGGGATACGACCCTCATGCCCTTAGACATCCGCTTGTTCATACCCTCGATGTAAATCTTGGCGAAGCCCAACTCTTTCAAAGTCGTCTTGTAGTTGATCTGCTGCTTGACGCAGAAGTCCTTGAACTGTTTGGCCGCGATAAAAAGCTCTTTGGTATCTGGCTCGTAGCGTATGAGCAGCTCTCCACGCGGTTCGAGCAGGGGCATGGCCTGCAAGTTGCTACGAGCATCGACTTCACCGTTTACTACCAAAGCGTTATTAATGTGAGCGTTGACGAATTCGCCGAGGATTGTGACCGGGGTTGAGTTCGGCGCTTGGATTTCAAACCGCATCTCGCCCAGCATGCCCTTGAGCCATTCGTAGACTGCCTTCATGTCGTAGTCGTGCAGACCCAAGCTCTTGGCAATCAGGCCACCTGCGATGTTGCAAGCAGCTACGCCAGACCAGAACCGCTCTTTCTGGTTGAACTGAACCTCGCGGTCAAGCCGAGCCTGAATCTGGCGCATGAGGGCTATGGCGTCTTCCAGATTACTGACAAGCCACTGGATGTAAATTTCACCGGCATGGCCAAAGTTCTCCCGCAGTTGGTGGTCAAACATCTGCTTGCCTACCTGCACGTCGATGATGCGGTTGGGCTCGATCTTGTATTCAAGCAAACGCATGGACTCGCCGTCTGGCGTGTTCTTTGCTACGCCGAGCTTCTCGTAAAAGCTGGCGTTCGCAGAACATAGGGTAATCCCTTGCCACTTGGTGTTGTTGATGCGGAGCTCATTGGTTGAGCCTTTCATCTTGTTTTTGCCTCGGCCCTGCGAAATGCTGTAAGCCAAGTCAGAGAACTCCATGCCACTCAAGTTAGTGATCTCGTCAATCGTATTGGGCAGGTTGTTCATCACGCCGAGCTGGTGCATCTTCGCGTTGAACGTATCTTTGTACATGGAGGTCAGGTCTTTGGGCTGGCCATAAACACTGTTGCACATGAACAAGGCTGTTGACTTGCCGGAGCCAGACTCTGGGTGAATCACGTTGATGATTGCGCCTTCAAGACCTGTGAACTTCAGCAGTGGGGAGCCGAACGCTGTGAGCGCAGCAAAGGCATGGGGCTCAAGTCCGGGCTTAGCGTACATGTTGAACGCTTCTTTCCATTTCTCCATCGTGCCTTTGACGATGAGCTTCTCGGCAACGTCCTTTGTGGTGCTCGAAGGTGGGCTGTAAAACACGCCGTCTTTTGTAATCTCTCTGTCGCCGAGGATGAACTTGCTGTCCCCCTCGACCCAACCAAACTGGGTTCTCATGGTTTCTGCCTTCTTAACGTACTGCAAATTTTTGATAAAGAAAACAACAAATCGTGCGAGTAGGTCGTACTGTGACTTGTGGGCTACGACGCCGTTGTGGGCCAACTGTTTGCGCAACTCATCGGGGGATGAGATAGCCATCGTGGAGATACTGAACTCACGCACGCCATCGTGCGGTAGGTGCAAGCGGAACAAAGCCACTTCGCCGATCTCTGGATCACGCATGCGCTTGACCACGTAGAAGTCGTGCTCGTACACAAGCTTGGGTTCAACCTCGTCGTCTTCGTTTTCTGGACGGATGTATATACCGCCCTTCTTGCCACGAAAAAACGGAAATGGGTACTCCGGGATGTGTTGTATTTCAACCTCGCCGTTCTCGTCTTCCACGGCGTATTCGTTATCTTCTGCGTCGGCTTCTTCAATCTCAACACCGAGCATGATGGGCGATTTAATCTTGCCACTATGGATGCAATCAATACACCCTTGCGGGTTCTGTTTTGCAAATGTTGCGCAGTGGTGGGGGCCACCGTTCTTGCGCAGGTTAGCTACCTTGAGGTCAACTTCAGCGGGGTCGTAACCCTCGTGGTCTTTCGACATCTTGTGTGCTGCTGCATCACCATCTACGCAGAAAGCGGCAATGGAAAGAGCGGAGCGCCACAGAGGTTCCTCAATGTCGTTTTGGTTTTCAAAGCAGTTGAGCAGTTGGTTACAGCCTTCGCCGTTCGCCGACTTGATCATGATGGTCTTGAACCGTTTGACCTTGTTGCCCATGAGTGCTTCCATCATCGGGCTCATTGAGCGCGGGATGAAGTCGGGTACATCGTCTTTGGGTTCTGGAGCACCAAGCAAGTCTTTCAACTCTTGGTGCGTCATGCGAGGCGTCAGCTCGTTTAGTACTGTTACCTCTTTGGGCTCCTCCTGCTTGAAGTTGAACGTGCCGGGGATGCGCAGGATACGTGATGCCTCAAATACTGAGGAGTCAACGATAAGCCCTTGCTCGACACACAACTCACGCAGTCGGTTGGCCAGTGGTTCCCACTCTCGGCGGGTCACTGTTTGGTCAAGCAGCCAGTAGGCATGAATGCCGTAACCGGAGCTGACAAGAATTGGCTTGGGCAAGCCGACCGTAGAGCAGAACTTCTGGAACTCGGAGAGTCCAATCTGCTGAGTAAGATAGCCTTTGATGATGCCCTTTTCGTTGGGGACACCTTTGGTGGGTCCACAGTCGATGTCCATCCACAGTGCGCGGAAGTACTTGGCATTTGCATGCGTGCGGTTGTTCAGCGGACCGAACTTGGCACAGCCGAAATAAGCGTCGATTTTGTTCTGGACAAGCTCTTTGGCTAACGCATCAACTTCTTCTCTGGTGTCTACAAAATACTGGTCGGTGTACTTACCAATCCCTAACACGCAGTACCGCCCTTCCGGGGGTAGCACGGCGTCAAGAAGATCGAAGTCGGACATCTATTTACTTCAGTTCGTGGGTTTGCTTGACGGCGCGTATGTACTCACGTATCTGATCAACGTAGCTATGGTGGGGAACAGCGTCCCCCTTAAACCAATTGTAGATAGTCATCCGGCTCACGCCGAAGTTATCCGCAATGTCGCTGACGCTGATGCTTGCGCGAATACACACACGCCCCAAGGCTACGCCCAGAGACTTAGCACTTGCCTGTTTATTTGCAAGGACCAAGCTCTGGCTATAACCGTAGCTCATGCGATTACTCCTCGTCGCTCCAAGCCTTCACCACAGAGTCAAGGTCTTTCTTGGCGGTGGGCTTTGGCTCAGCTTTCTTTTCCCGCTTGGCTGGTTCTTCGATTGCAGACTCCGCAGGCGCGGCGGGGGCCTTGAGTTGCGCAGGTTTGCCAGATACGTCCGCTTGGTACGGAGTCATCACGACCATCTTCAGCACTTCAGGCTTCTGGGCTACTTTGCTAGTCACAGCGTACTGTGCTTTGTTGATGTAGCCAGTCGGCGTGAACAGCACAGACTGGTTGTCGTTCTCTTCGTTGAAGCTGATCTGCGTAACAACGTAGTCCAAGCTCTTGCCGTTGTTGGACAGGTACTTGGAGTAGTTCTCAAAGGTGTGGGTGTTGTCCCCTGCGCCTTCACCAAACAGCGACTTGGAGGCCAAGTTCATTTGGTACACCTCGCCCTCAAGCGATGTGCCGAAGTCTTCTTCCAACACCATAGCGATACGGCGCGAATAGCGGCAAGCCTTAGAGTTACCTTGGCCCGAACCTTTGACGTTCTTCTCGCAGTTGTCGCAACGGTCTGCTTGCGGGTTGGTTGAACCTGCATCGGGTGCACGTCCGTCATTGGAGAAGCAATCAGGCGCAGTCGGCTCGGCGTCTGGTGTCCACTGCTTTGCGTAGAAGATACGGCCCACAGCAGGAGAAGCGTTGACGATGATGGCGTTCAAGTTACCCTTGACCTTGCCCATCTCTTCGCCGCCGACGACTTTGCGAAAGATGCCGTTTTTGGGCACGATGCGCTTGACGCCGGTTTTACCAGCAAGTTGTTTTGTAAGCTCACTAACACCTGCGGTTTGCAGGAAGTCGGGGAGGTCTTGGTTGATGATGGTGAGGTTACTCATTTCGTTTCTCCTGATTAAATTGCGATCCAGTTGTCATTGGCGTCGTGCAGTACGTACTGCGTGTCGAGTTGCCCATCACACCACGTAACGATGTGGCAAATGGTTGGGATTTGACTTGTAAAAAATTTAATAGTCTTGCCCATGTCGGTGCAGTTGTCTGCTGGCATGTGTACATGCCCGACTCCTCTTTGCAGGTCGTAAGTAGCTGACGTTACGTTACAACCAAAATCCATCTCATCAAAAATGTCCATTTCATTTTTCCTTAGAACGTCTAACAACCACGGAGTAAGAATTTTCCACGTTGAGGCCAAGTGGAAGGATGTTGGGATTCTCAGAGAGGAAATCCTTCATGTTGGTTTGATGAAGTCTCTTCTCTAACAGGCCAAATGCACCGTGCTCCTCGATGAAGTCGTACATTGAATCCCAATCATTCGTCCAGTACCGTGACTTTACTGAGCGGATGATCGTGCCGTGTGGGGTGCGAATGCTGTCGGCATTCATGCTTTTGCATACATCGAGCATCTGGCCTTCTAGCAAGTCCATCTGCTCTTTGAGCTCGTTGTCTTCAGCTTCAAACGCACGTTTGTTGTCGGCGCGTTTGTCTCTGATCTTGATGTAGACTGTGGTGAGTGTGTCCAAATCTACAGGGGTCACTCGTCTCTGAACTTCTTCGTCCATCTGATTCTCCTAATGGGTGGGGATGCATGGCGGTGATTACTGCCATACAACTTGATTTTACACCAGCTTTTGACAATGTCAATAGTCTTCCGAAGAAATTTCTTCTCGGAATAAGTCGATCACTTTCTGGTGGTTGATGATGTTGCCCTGAAGCATCGAGTACATCTTTGCCTCGACGGGGCTCCCCTTGATGTGCACCACAGTCATGTTGTTGACTTGGCCGGGGCGGTCGATACGTGCGTTGGCTTGCAAGTACGTCTCGACACTGTTGCATGGAGCATACCAAATGATCGTGTTGGCTGCGGTCAGTGTTAACCCGTGGGACGCAGCTTTCGGCTGGATCAGCAACACCCTCGGCTCCGGCTGCTCTTGGAACTGCTTGACGATGTCCGAGCGTTTGTTCACAGGCACAGAACCATTGATCACGTCGCAGCTTATGCCGTTCTTGGTCAGGTGCTTCTGAAGCAGCTCTATGGTGTGAGTGAACGGGACAAACACAAGCACTTTGTGGCTCGACTCCTCGATGACTTCCTGCACCACATTCAGTCGGTTGCTCACGTCGAACTCAATCACCTCACCTGTGTCGCTGTACACCGCACCACCAGCAATTTGCAGCAGCTTGTTGATTGCCACCGCTGCGTTGACTGCGGATATTTCTTCGCCTGCTGCCTCAATCAGCAACTGCTTCCTGAGTATGTTGTAGTACTTCTGCTGCTGCGGCGTGAGCGGCGCATCCCGCTCGGCGAACATAACCGGGGGCAAGTCCAAGCACTGAGACTTCTCGAATCGAATCGCTGGCTGCAATATGCTGTGCACCGTGGCTTGGGCTGTCGGCTTGGGTGCCCACTTGTACATGGTTATCTTGTTCATCACCGAGTCGCGGAACTGACCGAAGAACGGTGGGACGCCCTTGGGGTTTACAAGCTTTGCCAATCCGTAAGCATCCGCAGGGGACTGAGCTGCGGGCGTACCCGTCAACATCCACAAACCCTTGATAACTTTTGTTAGGTCGCGCAGGTCTTTCCAGCGGCTAGTCTGTGCGTTCTTATACGCAGACGCTTCGTCCACAACGATGAGATCAAACCCACCATCTATGATTTCTTTCTTGACGATGCCGACACCATCGAAGTTGATGATGACGAACTCGGAGTCATTGCGCACAAGCTGCTTGCGTTTTTCCCGCGCTCCGTAGGCCACAGTGACTGTGCGGTGGATGGCGAACTTAAACAGGTCTTGCTGCCAAGCCGACTTCATGATCGACAGCGGGCAGATCACTAACACTCGCTTCACTAATCCTAGGGTCATGAGGTAATCGACTGCCCAGATGACTGATGCCGTCTTACCTGTACCCTGCTCGTTGAAGCAGAACGCCTTGGGGTTGCCCGTCAGGAATTCTGCTGTTGTCTTCTGATGCTCGAATGGTGCGAACCCCGGAGGACGGGGCCACTCATACTCTGATAGATTCATCTCTTTCCTTTTCTGTTTTAAGTCTAACGCACAGGCGGTTGCTGTCGGTCTTGAGCAATCGGGCTTCGTGCATCCGTTGAACTAAATCGTCTACACCGTCCCCATCTTCATCCGCAAGCTCATACCAATGTATCCAGCCCCTGCCGTACTTCAGCAACCAGATTTGCTCGGGGGTCATTTCTTCTTCCGTTCCTTGGTGCTTACTTCAGACACGACCTTGTGATTCGAGGCGCGTTTGAATGAGCGGTTGGCTGAGGGCGACTGGAGTTTGACTCCGTTTTTGTTAGTGCCGCCTTTAGATAGTGCTTTGACGTGAGCAACATCTTTTCCTTCGCGGACATCAGCACGTCCATCTTTGTTCCGGTCGGCACTCTTGTTGTCGATTGACTCTCGTGCTCGTTGTCGTTCCAGCCGTTCATTGGCTTCTCCTCTTGCTAATTGTTGTTGGTACTCTTTTTTGTACGGGCGGGGTTTGTTTACGTAGGGCATGGTTAGTTCCTGTTGTATTCACATTCTCGAACCGCGCAAAACTTGCACAGGGGGCCTTGCACGGGGTTCCAGACTCCATTGTCCAATGCTGCTTCGATTCTTGCAACGTCTCGGGCGGGGGATTCGATGTACTTGGGCATCATCTCAACGTGGTGCTCAGCCTTGACGAACTCTTTGCTCACTATGAAAAGGAGAGCAGACCTCACCCTCTTGATCTCCGGGAACTTCGCGAACAGGCCACAGGCTACAAGATCGAGTTGCTTCACGTCCGCATATCTCGCACTCTTGCTTGTCTTGTAGTCTACCGAGTGCGCCGTCCCAGTCTCCCGATTGATAACCACCAAATCGGCTATCCCATGCCACCACACATTCGGTGCATCGAAATCGCAGCTTTCTAAGTTCTTTGTCAACCCAAGTTTCACTTCGCACAATTTGTCTCCGGGGATTTCTTTCAGTACGTCTAAGGTGGCTTGCATATACGCAAACTGTTCGGGGATCGGCACCCCATCGCGGATGTATTCCTCTGCCACGGTATGGGCAGTCTTGCCGTACAGCGTCGCTTGTGTGTCGGGCTCCACAACGTCCCGTGCAATTTTGGTGTGGTAGTACTTTTTAGGGCACTGCTGAAATGTTTTCAGACTGCTGAACGACCAGACGATGCTCATTTTTTCATGTTCCTTACGTATGCCGCAAAGGATGCAGCGGTATCACCAAGAGACTTCATCTTATCGAACTCCCGGGCCACTTCTTCCAGTGTTTCGTTGCGGCTTACCGGAGTGACGTAGTCCTTTTTTGGGAAGGCATCTCGGTAGCTGATGTATTCCTGAATGTCGTCGTCATCTTCTCTCATTTTTTTCTCTCAAAAGTTTTTCAATCGCTTTGCCGTAGCTGTGTTCGGGCATACCGCCCCAGTCTATGTTTTGCCACAACTCGCTACGTTCTGCTCTTGTGAGTCCCACCCACTTGCGCTTTTTAATGGTTGCAGATACGGCAGCTTTGCGCAGTGACGCTTCACGCTCGATGCGATTAAATTCCTCGTCTTCACCAGTCATAGCGACCTCCTTATTTCTCTGACCTTATCACGGGTCAGCGCCAAATTGAACACGCTGGTCATGCGAATTACTTTGAGTGACTTGTGCTCGCTGCGCTGTCGGTTCAGCCGGATGTCCGGCTTGGGCCTTGGCTTGTCGGGCTTGTCACCCATCATGAACACCGCCCGTGGGTAGCGTTTGGCGCTGTCGTGGGTGTACGCCCAGTCAGCAACGTAAATGCGCTTGACACCATCCTTGGTGCGTTTGTTCATTCGGTTTAGCACAGCATGTGCATCGTAGCGACCGATGTCGGCGTAGTCGGCAAACTCCTGTGCGGTCAAGCGACCGAACTCGTCAAATGCTTCCAGCGCCTTGATGACATGCGGCCCTCTGTTGGTTGTTCCCATTACGTGTTCTTCTCCTTGAGTTTGGCTTTCGGCTCATGCGTGCAGGCTTCTTCATAATCCAACACATCCTGAATGCGGTAACGGATCAGTCCGCCCAGCTTGAGGTATCGACAGCCCTGCTTGAGTGATCTGTCGCGCTCCAGTGTGGCCTCGCTGATCTTCCAGCGGAACGCAAGCTCTTCCTGCGTCATCAGTTGCTCTGGCGTTGTCATTGCGGCTCCTTGTGAACAATCACAGACGCGCCTGTCTCTGGGTTTGTGTAGCTGATTTCTGGTTCACACCAACAAGGAGAGCCGTCTGTTACGTGCTGCCGATACCAGCCATTCTTCTCGCGCAGCTTGGCTTCAATGGCTTTGCCAAATGTCAGATACTGCATTGAGTCCACTTGCTTATGAGTCTCAAAAACTTCCTCATCCGTCAGCCCAATCCAACTCTTCTTTTCAAGAAAAAGTTTTACTGCGGAATACGCTATTGAGGCTTCTTCTTTTGTTGGATATGTACCAAGGTTGATATTTTGGTAATTAACTTTTATCTCTGCTCTCCAACCATTGTGGTTTTTGTTTACACCAATAAATCCAGATGAATTGTTGTGGTTTGTTTTTCTGAAAGACAACAGATTTCTTGTGTTTGTGACATCCCGTAAGTTGGTTATTCGGTTGTCTGATCTATTGCCGTTGATATGGTCAATTACACCAACTGGAAAATTTCCATGCACATAGAGCCATGCAAGACGATGCGCTCTATAGCTTTTTCCATCAACGGATACATCCAAATACCCCCTCTTACACAAACTACCTGCGGCAGAGTTTGCCAACCTGTTGCCAGCATGGATTCGCCAAGTAAAAAGGCCGGTATGCTCGTCATAGCATAGAAGTTCTTGCAGACGAGATTGGGATAAAATTTGAGTAGTCATGCGATGCTCTTTCATCAATTGATTAGAAGCCCTAACAGATTGCCGTCTGCTTAGGGCTTTGCTATTTTATCACAACCCTCACATTGCCGCTGTGCTGCGGGTGGGTCTACGTAAAGGATGTGTCCGCAGTTGGGGTACGGTGAGTCTTTGGCTTTGCACACAGGGCATGTGACTGGCTCCGGCACATAGCCTTCCCAAAAGTCACGCACCTTGGCGCTTGGCTCATAGTCCAGCCCCAACTCTCTGGCGTTCTCTGCCTTCTTGTCGAGGGCGACCTGCTTGCGCTCATCAGCGCGAATAATCTCGGCAAAGTGTTCAATGTCCCCGTGCAGGGTCAGGCCGTGATCTTCAATCAGTTTAAATACGGTTTTCATTTAAACCCCTCCGCTTTGGCTATCGCATCACGTGCGGCATCAAACGCTTGCACGATGGCGTCATCTCTGTCAGGGTCGTAGCAGTTTTCCATCATGAGGTACAGAGCAGCAAGCAGCTCGGGGGCAGCGGCCATCAGACATGCGTTTGCTTTGGCATCCTTAAACGTAGAACGCTTGTCGCCTTTAACACGCGCTAACGGCGCGAACCCACCGGACTCGCAAGTAATGGTGAACTCTCCGTTGTGGCCTTCGCGGTAGTGCCACGGCCCCGGTGTGTAAAAACCAATGTTTTCAAATGCTTCATTCATAAACAACTCCTCAAGGTTAAAAGTCCGAGCATCAACACGATGAAGGCCCACAGTATCCAGACCAACTGCCCATCGGCAGGTGTTGGCTGCTCTTCAGCGTCAAGCAGTTCTTTGGCCTTGCGCACAGGGCAGTCCTTGCCCTGTCGGCAGTTGTTGTACTCGTCACAACAGTTCATTTGATGATCCTCAAATAGCCGCCACAGCGGATGCACTTGTAAATGGGTTGGCCCTCAACGGGTTCCCATTTGTGTTTGCAGTCGGTCATAGCGGTGCGTCCTCATGGTTGTCAGGGTTGAACTTGGGGACACGTTTGTTTGTGTCCTTGGGGTTTGGGAACGGCGGGAAGGGCCACGTGTCAGCAGTCGCCATAGCTCTCCCCGTATCCAGCTTCACAGTTCAATGGCAGCTCAAGCCCCCACGACGGGCGAATGCGCATGCACATCTCTACGTATTCCTTGGCGGTCTCAACTTCCGCAGTCGGCACGATGCAAGCAATCGCGTCATGCACCGTCATCACCACACGGTACTTCTTCGCAACCATGAGCATCTGCTCACCGATGATGATCCGCGCAAGGGCTTGGCACACGTTCTCCACCACCTTGCCGCCGTAGATTCGGTTGGGGATAACAGCTTTACCCTTCTTGGTATCGTAGACCAGCTCGGTCTTGCCATCTTCGCTCTCGTGCAAGCGTAGGTTGGGGTAGCGTAGGTACAAGCCGTTCGGCAACAGGATGCCGTCCTTGCCTTCGATCTTCAACACACCGTCGCGGCCCAGTGTCGTTTGCTGATTCTGAAGTACGGCCTTGAGGGCTGACGCCGCAGACTTCCACAATTCCGTTATCTTCGGATACGTTGTGCGGTACGTGTCAATGATACGTTTCGCCTCGTCCAGTTCAACCGCGACACCAAAATTTTTGAGCTGTGCTTGGAACTTCGCCGCACCCATACCGTACCCGCAGCCAAGGATTGTCGTTTTTCCAACGAACCGTTCTTCCGGTGAAATGCTGCCAACTCCCTTGCCATAGATAGCCGCAGCCATGATTTTGTAAACGTCCTCGCCACGATCAAATGCCTCCACCAAGTCGTTTTGTTCCGCAAGCCATGCCAGCGTACGGGCTTCAATCTGCGACGAGTCCGAGTCAATCATTCTGTAGCCAGTCGGCGCAATGATGGCGTTCTTGAGTTGCGACTTCCTCGGCAGATTCTGCAAGTTCAGCTTGTCGTCTCCGCCCCAACGTCCAGTGTGTGCAGCGTAGTAACGTAGGGGTACGGGCAGAGCTCCGCGTGTGGCGATGCCGATGAATCGCTCGGTGCGTGTCTCTTCAATCGTGGACTTGGTTCCCAGTCGTGCGGATACCAGCGTCTGCACCAGCGGGTCTTCGTGCTCCAGCAACGCTTTGAATGCTTCGTCGTTTTTGGCAAACGCAAAAGTCTCCTTACCTGTGGCAAGGCTCTTCTTCATCGGCGGTTGCACACCCAACCTGAACAGCAACTCGGCAAACTTCTGATTGCTCATCAGCGCCTCCTTGTCGTAGTTCTTCAGCAGGTTTTCCTTACGTGCCTTCTCACTGGCTAAGTGTTCTTCCAACAAGGGAGTGTTCAAGCGCAGTACTGGCTCGGTGAACATGCGCAGGGTCAGATCAATCAGGCGCAGCTCAACAGCGGGGAATCCAGCACTCATCTGTCCAAACAATTCCCACGTAAGTGCAACGTCGTTCTTGCAGTATTCACCGTAACGCTCTAACTGCGCGGGGCTGAAGTCGATGCGGTGCAGACCCTTGGCGTTCTCAACTTCCGTACCCTTCTCACCCAAGCCGTAATGTGCGGCCAGTACCTTCAAGCTTCCACCTACTTCAGTGCCATGCAGTGCTCGGCCCATGGACAAAGTATCAAGCCAACCTTTGGGCCTGAGTCCGAAGACCCAGTTCAAAATCGCGCCATCGAACGCAGCGTTGTGCGCAAGCGCAAGGGAATTCCCCCAGTCATACTGGGCAAGGAACTGGTGCATGGCTTCAGCATCGCCGCTAAACCACACGGGCTCCCCGCCATCTTCCTGCACCGCTACGCCGATCACTTCAAACTCAGGGCTACGCACGTACTCCTCAGTGGTAACTTTTGTTAGGCTGAACTCGGTAGAGTAGTAGGTCTCGAAATCGAGGGTGATGATTTTCATTTTCTTCCCGCCCTGCGTTGTTTTATGTCGGTCAGAGCGTTGTCCAACCAGTCCAAGTTGGTCTCGTTGATGACCCAACCCATGCCATCGCAGTCTCTGATCTGCTTGAGGTTTTTTTCTTGTAGCGCGGTAGTTGTGCCCTTGCCAGCCTTAGCCTCAATCGCAATGAAAAAACTTTCAAAACAGCACAGGAAGTCAGGTACGCCGCTATTACCGTAGCCAGTGCCGATAGGCATAGCGTAGTAGACGTTGTGGGCTTTGAGGATCGCCTTGATCTTGGCCTTGACCTTGGCTTCAGGAGTTGTTGCCATAAATCATGCTCCTCCACATTGAAACTGATGGCATGTGGTTGTGCGATTTAGTCGGCGTGGTGTACCCCTGATGTTCAACCCAACCTAGCGTTTTCAGTGCGCGTACACCCGATACCCATACGTTGGGGTGCAGTGCCGTTGGGCGAAACAGAAGGTTCTTGCCGCAGTACTCTCGGAACTCATCTCCAAGAACAACGGGCTTTGACATTAGCAACTGCTCTGCTAACTCTAGGTAGCGTTCGACAAACTCGGGGCTTGTCTTGTTGGCTTTCTCCCAGCACTTGTCAGCGAGTGCTAGGGCGTTCTCCATGCGTGGTGTCATCTGATGCTCCAATTTGTTTTCGAGCTTTGATTTTACACCAGCATTTTACATTGTCAATAGTCCAGACGAAAAAAAGCCACCCGAAGGTGGCTCAGTTTCTAACAAATGTTAGGTGAGGGTTAGTAGATTGGCACACGACCCTCGGCTGCGTTGTAGGTCGGGTCAGAGTCTTCGGCCATAAGGGGAACTCTTAACCCGCACTGTGTAGGTTCGCATCTACTAGGCTCACCCACTCGTGATTGCAAATTTCCTCCCCTTATGTGTTCTTAGTTACAGCGAGTGCTCAAGCTCACGCTTCAAATACCAAATCGCTTTCTCAAGGTCTTGCTTGCGGCTACCCTTGTGATCGGCGCGGGTGATGTACTTCACGGCGTTGCCCATGTTGTAGTTCAAACGCTTGGCCTCGATGAAGTCGATGGTCTCGATACCACCTACCTTGTAATGGGCAGGGTGATTCACTGGGTCGGACTTGGGCTCGATCATTTCAAGCTGTACGGGCTCGGGCATGGGCAGTGGTGCAGGGGGCAACCAACGGAACTTGCCGTTGCTCATTTCTGTGAACACAAGCCCACCAACGATATCACCCACCTTGGGCAGTTTGGGTAATTTAGGCATAGGGGTGTCCGCTGTAAACAGACCCAACTGTTTCCACTCAGGCTTTGTCGCTTTTGGCTTTGATGCTTTGACCCGCAGGGCCGCCGTCTTCTCTCCCGCTTTCTTCATCTCGTACTTGACCACAGACACGTACTGCGAGGTGACGCCGAACACTTCGGATACTTGCTTAGGCGTAGCTTTCGGATTGGCCCGCAGGTATGCGCGGATTTTTGATGCTGCTGAGTTTGCGTGTTTCGTTGCTTTAGGCATTTTTAACTCCTGTTTGGTTGTTAACGTACTCGGTAAGAATCTCTCTCATCTTGGCTTGCTTTGTGTACGCAAAGTTTGTGTCGAAGTAATCCATCACATTCTTTGGTAGACGCAAGCTCGTGCAAAGCAAAGCGGGTTTCTTACCCGGCCCCCGCCCTTTGCGTTTCTTCTCTGGCTTCAAAAATTCGATCCCTGTTGTCATTCAACATCCTTTCATAATATTTTTTCGGCATCGGTGCTTTCTTATCCAATGCCTCACGTAGCCATTGCGCACCGCCAAGTTGTTTGAGTATCAGCCACTGCCTGTCGGACAGTCTAATCTCCCTCGGCTTCAATGGTTCTGGCGGTTTCGGTCTTGGCATTTACTAAATTCCTTTTCGTTGCTCTTCGTGTCCAGCACACACTGCAATGCCACCGGCTCGGCGACATATCCACACCCCCTTCCGGGGGCTTCAGCTCTTCGCACTTGGCACACAGTTTGTACTTGTGTAGGGGCTGCTTGCTCCCAATCTCCAGTTGATGCCGTTTGAACCCACTCATTCTTCTAGTCCTTTCGTAATTAGCAGCATCGTCAACGCTTCGGTCAGCGACTCGCCATCTTTGATCACGTAGTACTCGGTAAGCCAATCAGAATGTACTTGCGGGACATTCTTTCTGTTCGGTTGATACGAACGTAGCGTTAGCACCTTGCCGTTGATCGCCTTCGTGATTGAAATCTGTAAGCCATCCGGTTGTTGGCTCTCCACTACTTCAGACCTGCCCATCTTCAGAACTGAATCTTCGCTGTTCAACCAATTTCTAATCCATCGTCTAATGCTCATCTTCAACCACTCCTTCTAAAATAAATCCAATCCTGTCGAGCATGTCGGCTCTATCTCCAAACTGCTGCGGGTTTGCCAACACTCTGTCTATCTCAACCAGCGCAAGGTAATACTCTTCGCCTTTCAACGCATGCTTGAGTCGGGTCTCGTCATGTGGATACGTGAACTCAAGAACGGCTTTCATAAGCAGCTCCCTTCGTCAGTCGAATGAGCAAGCGAGCTTTGCGCCATGTCCTGCGTATGTCCGTAGAGGCAGAGTTGTACCACTTGAACTTGGGGTCATTGCAATTCCGCAATGGGATGGCCTTCGAACTGTATTTGATTTCTTTCATTTCATTCTCCTTGACTAACATTTGTTAGATCAGCCTGCAACACAAAGATTTCGCTTGACACTCGGCAACCTACTTCGGTGATGAACTCCCCGTCCTCCACCAACTTCAACATACCTAACTTCATGCGTACGTCCATAGGTAGCGTTGCATCTTCGTATATATCCAGCTTCTCCCCCATTCTGGCAAGATACTTACCGCCGTCTTTGACCACCAGCAACGTCTCATCATTGCCATAGAGTTTCTGCACTTCGGCGATTGACTTCATCTCCATAGCGAGCACACGCTCACTCTCATGCGCATCCAATACTTTCTTGGCGTCGGCCACGGGCATCTGTGTCTTGACGAACTCCAGAAACAAACGCTCCCCCTCGTTGCGTACCCAGTTGTACATAGCTGCGTTGATGTGACCCGCCTGCTCACGGTGCTGGCGTTCCTTGTTCCACGAAGCCTGACTGAGCACTTTGCCTGCTTCCGCTTTGGCCTTGTCTAGACGTTCGCCCGCATTCATACGTCCGAATGATTTCTTAGCCGCCAAGATCGCTTTCTCTGCGTTGTCTGTGCGGTAAGCGTTACTCCGCTGTCTCTTAGCACTGATGCGGTCATTCGATACGCTTATCAGCGTACCCCTACTGTGCGAGTTCACCAAACCAAGCTCACCCAACACCTCGTTGTCCATACGCACCTCGAACTCAGACGCTCTGCGCGTATTGTTCCCGGCAAACACAGAGCCAGTCACGATGAACATCCATCGTGGGTTCAGCGTAGCCAGTCGGCTAACCACTGGGTCTAGGGTAGCACTCACACCGACAAACGTGTGCTTCTTCAAATTCTCGTGAATGATCACGTTGTCCATCGCCAATGTCTTCTCACTCATACTCGTTACTCCTAACAAATGTTATTACCACTCGAACTTACCCAAGATCGCATCGACCTTGGACTTCAAATTCTCACGAACCAACGCATCTTCCTTGACCTCGTCAATGTCCGTGCCAAGCATGGCTAGCTCTACTTGCCTACGTGCATCCTCCAACTTGGGGTCGTTGGTCACATTCAGTTTTGTCAACAGCTCACACAGCTCCAGCGGATTGCTGAGCAGCGAGTCGTGATACCGCTTCTTGTTGTCACCTGAGTCCTCCAGCTTCTTGGACATACCCAAGAGAACTTCATGCAGGCGTTCCCAAGGTGTACGCATCGCATCTGCCAGCTTCTCGGCGTACTGGGTCTCGTATGCCTGCTTCATCTCCTCCAAGTCACTCGCTGGTACGTCCAAGCGGAAGTCCCCCGCCTCGGGCAGCGGCTTCACACTGCGGCGAAAGCTGAACTTCTTCCTAACTTCTGTTAGGTCTGGGTAGTCCTCGGCCTTGTACATCGCACCCAAGTTGACCTTGGCTTCCTCCACCAATGTCTCGTACTGATCAAAGAAGTTGTCGCACAGCATCTCGAACGTACGCTCGTACCCATTCATGGTCTGCTTGTACTCCATGAACAGCTTGGTCGGCAGCATGCGCTCGCCCTTGTCTGCCCATGGCAACGTATGCTGATTGTTATACAGCCGGACACGTGCGGCAAACTTCTCAATGTCTGCTCGTAGGCTTGTACCTGCAAACAGATTCTTCTTGGTCTGCGATGCGTCCTTGTGCGCCGATGCGCTTGCATTGACTTGGTTTGTGATCTCCCGGTCGATCTTCGACGCAGGCCACACGCTGATGTTCAACTCTACCAACACTGCTGATGCACTGATACTCATAATATTCTCCTGTCAGTTAAAAATTTCTTCGACCGATTCGACATCCCATTGGGAGTCGTTGATGTTTACGTTGTCGGCTTCAACCTGTGCCCATGCTTTGGTCTCGGCATCATCTTCGTTCTCAGCCTCCACCGTGATGGTGATGTAGCTGGTACGGCGCAACTCCACTTCAAACGTTTTCATCTCAACCCTCCTGTGGTTTACCGGCCAACTTGGCCATTTCAAAATGCTCGTTGCTGATGACCGCCATGGCGTACTGGGTGTCGTTAGGAAACACGTGGTAGGTGTAAGCCTCGGTCATGCCCAACTCCTTGCGCTTCTCTTCGCTCCAGTACTTTGCTTGGTATTCCATAGAACACTCTAAGCACTCCATCAACTGCATCGCCTTATCACGGGGCAATACAAGTCTCTTGTATCCAATCTCAATCGTTACCATGTTTGCTCTCCTAACAAATGTTATGAACCGACACCAATTAATCCTTGACATGAATCGTTTTGCCGTTTGCTGCAACACAATCGTTACCCCCTACGATGGCCCACAGAACGGGGGCAGTCCACTCGCTACCCCAGTCGTTGCCCACGAACCCATCTGTCAACACGATGATGCACTCGGGCTCGATGCGCTTGTCCTTCAGGTACTGTGATACACAAGACGGGCTCGTGCCTCCACCACCTCTAGGCTTGGTAGAGTTGATGATGTCGCCCACCATGGTTTCGGTGTACTCCTCGTGTGCGGCTACCTCGCTGTCCCAGTAGATCAAGTCCACTTGGCTCGGCTTAACTTCTTCTGCGATACCCTTAACTTCTGTTAGGAACCCTGACAACTCAGCTTGCCCAACCGAACCTGACGTATCGACCGCAACAACCAAGTGACCAACCTTCTCACCGATGAGACTAGGCATGTACGTTCCTGTGGATAGGAACCTACGATTAACTCTGCGCCATGACGACGTGTCCTTTGCTGAGCATGTGGCTTTCACAAACTCACGCAACATCTCACGCCAATCAACTTTTGGCTCAAGCAAATCCAACAAATCACGGTCTAGCCCACCTGCATTAGTTCTCGCAATTTTTTGATGCGCCATTACTCCTTGGCGAATAGCCTGATCAATCTCACGCTCAAGCTCTTTCTTCTCGGCCTCGGTCATCTCTTTCGCACCATCCCAGTCGTGGTCATCGAACCCACCACCGCCTTCGCCGTCACCTTTGCCGCCTTCGCCGCCTTCGCCGCCTTCGCCGTCCGCGTTCCTTTTCTCTTGCTCCTCCTTGAGTAAGTCGAACACTTGCTTGGCATGCATGCCGCGATACTTCTCATCGACCAAACCGATTGCCTTGCCTTTGTTGGGCCCGTCTGCGAACCGGGGCATGGCGATGGTCTTCTCGTAGGGATCAATGTCCTTGAGCTTGAGGTTAATCACGTAGTCACAAGCAGCATTGGCGAGCTGGCTGTTCTCATCGTGCAGCTTCTTCCATGTGGTCAGGTGTCTGAACGCCTTGTGCAGATTCTCGTGAAGCACCACGAAATTCAACTCGGTGTCCTTGAGCGAGGCCACGAACTTGCGCCCGTATCTCTCGTCCCTGCCATTGGTGCACGCAGTCGGCACGTTGTCGTCTATGCTAGTACGGCCAACCATCAAGATACCCGACCAAAGCGCAAACTTCGGGTCACGCATCATGGTGATCTTGGCCTTCTGAACTCGTCTTTCTTCTAACATTTGTTAGCTCCTTCGTTAAAAATCAATTTCGATATTGCGAACGACTCTGAGAACATAGTCGGCACGATCTGAACTGTTGTTCTCAATGTCGTTGTAGTCCTCCCCGATACGCACGAACTCGCAAGACCATGCACCCTCTCTGCACTTCTGCATAGACTTGAACTTCTCCTCGAACTCATTGAACGCTTGCACCTCTGGATAACTGTCGTACCACTTGTACTCGTCCACACGAAACACAAACCCCCACCTGTTGCGTGGCTCTTCGCATTCCTCACGCACACTCAAGCAGTTTTCAAAGTCCTTCGGGAAATTCTCGTCAACGAACAGCTTCAGTAGAGGCCACTCGTCTTTCTCGTTGGTGTAGAACACCGCCGTTATCTCGCTTCTGTATCCCATGTTTACCTCCTAACATTTGTTAGATGTATCAAAGCAGGTCTTGGTTCTTGACAACCCAGTCCTTGAACGCACTGCTGCTGAACGCAATGCTCTGCTTCGTGGGGTTCTTGGCAATGTTGATCGCAAACACTGCTTGCCACTCGGCATCGAATCGGCTCAGGTATTCCATGAAAGGTGCAATCGTTGCCTTGTCGATACGCGCAATCGCACCGAACACAACAATGGCACACGCACCGGGGCTTGTCGGTACGTTGGTATTCTTGGGCTCCTTGATCATGGCCTCCCACGTTGGAAGCTGGTCGGCAAACTCAATGTATGCCTGCATATCACGTGCGCCTGATTCGCCAATCGCACCAGTCAACGCCGCAATCACAGAGTCCGGGTCGTTCTCCTTGCGGGTACGCACGATGTTGGATGCAGTCTCAAGCGAACGGGGAGACACGAATGCCTGTTGCGTCTTGCGTGGGTTGTAGATGTAGGGGTTGTCGCCCTGCGCCGCATCGGTATACGAAGCAAGCACGTGAGGGAATCGGTTGACCCAAGCAATCACCTCCGGCTCAAGACCCTTGCCAATCGCCCACTCGATCCACTGCTCGGCATCGGGTTTGCTGATCGTCACAGGAACCAGTCGGTTGCGGCTATGTGCTTTGAGGGAGTCGCCAACGCTATCAGTTGTTAGGTTGCCAGTCAGGAAAACGATGGTTGGTGGATTCTCAGGCGTGTTCAGGGGAATGTCGCCCAAGCGTGGGTTTGCCTTCTCAAGCATTGGGTGCAGCATGTTCTTCACTGGGTCAGCACCCTTGGTGAACTCGTCCAACATAATCACCAGCGGCTTCTTCTCGTGAATCTTGAACCGAGCGTTCGGGTAGTAGCGTGTGGTCTTGCTGTCGTGGTCGATCACAGGCATGGCGATGTCGCCCAAGTCCATATTGGGTACGTCAATATACGCATACTCATAGCCGAGCGAGTCGGCGATGGATTCGAGCAAGGATGACTTGCCGATACCGGGCTCACCCTGCAAGAGAAAGCGAGTCGTTGGGTTTGTGCGGATCAGGTTAGCCGCTTGCTTGAGCGTGATGCTCTTGCCGAAATTGATTTCTGCCATTTCTAATACTCCAAAAAAATCTAACATTTGTTAGGGCAGCGATGTTCAGAAATTGACTCTCTGTTTTTCATCGACTACGCCTACGCTGATACGGACACAATTATCCATACCAACTTATATTATACCACATTGTTATGGGTATGTCAAGTGTTCTAGCTCATTCATTTCGTTGATCCAATATGTCCTCGGTTAGTTGGCGAATCCTTATCTTCAACTCACGTACCTCCGCATCCACAAACTCCCATGTCTTGTATTCCTCGGGGTCGTACATTCTCATCATCACCTCGTGTGATTGGCCCCCGCCCTGAAGCACACTCAGCACCAGCCCCGGCGCGAAGTCGTTATGGTGCGCGGTGTCGAACCCGAACCACCACCAGCCATCGTCATCCTCTTGTGCATACGTCAGCCCCCCGTGTACGCCCATGTCCAGCTCGCGCCAGCAGTTTTCAGCGTTTATTAACTCTGAGGCATCGTCCGACCTCTCCGACAGCCCCCATAACAGGTTGCCCGTAGGTACGCCAACGTATCCACAGAGAGTCATAGTTATTGGGTTGCGCCGTATCCTGCACCGCATGCCCAACTTCTCGTCTGTCCATGCAGCGTTGTCAGGCTCGGTCTCCCACGGGCGGTGGGGGAACATCAGCTTCATTTTGTGTTCAGCACTAAGCTCTTGATCTAACATTTGTTATGTTTCCTTTCTCATCTTCGTATGTATGCTCCACACGCAAGCGCATGTGGTTGTCGGTCAGGTCGGCCATAGTTATCAGCAGTGACTCGTCATCACTCTGCGCCATGATCTTCCAATTGCGGTTGTAGCGCATGCCTGTGGTCGCCCCCAGCGTACGTACGGTGTCGTACCACTGTCGGCTAACAACAATCAGCTTACCTTGGAACTTGCTTTTCAACAGCAGGTAGTTCTTCTTGCGCCTCGGCATCACAGCCCCTTGTACGCTGCGAACAGCAGCCAGAACGCACCCATGCACACTGCGACTCTGGGCGTGAGCACCCGCGCTATGTATATCTGCGATATCAAAAAGAACATCTCGGCGGAACTCATACCACCTCCAGCACAAGAAACAAAATAAAGACCACCGCAAGCACGACGAAAATGATCGCCTCGGCTCGGTCGCTGATGATCTCCCTGTGCGTAGGTATTGGCTCGGGTGGGCCTTCGTACTTCTTCATTCAACACCTCCAGTAGTTTGTGTGCGTTTATAAATCAGTCGGTGCAGTTCGTGTTGCACCGCTTTGCGCTCTGCCGCAGTCATGCCAGCGTTTGCGTCCACCTGAACCAACGCCTCGCCGAGTATCCGCAGGTAGTCGGTCTGCTTGACGGGTGTGACTTTGTTTACCTTGACGACTTTCATTCCTCTGCTCCTTCTCTAACATTTGTTAGTTTTGTTGGCTCTTCCTCGGTGAACCATCCGTGGCTCGTCACGTTGGACGGTTGGTGTGCGCTTGTGTACGCATGCATATCCCGGGCTCTCTTGTATGACAGCCCAGTCCACTCGGTTGTCTCACCGTCCGCAGTGCGGATGTAAAAGGTGTGCTTGTTCATGTCCTCAGCGCCTTCTGATTAGTCTGCTTGAGTGTTGTGGGTGCGCTCGTAGCGGTTACCAACTGATACGGGCCTTTGCCGTACTCCTGCACCACGCACCAGCTCAGTCGCTCGGTACGGGCTTGTTGCTCCCGGTCACGTTCGCAGAACTTGCAGAATGCTTGGTAGCGTTCCACCGATATGGCATCGCCGCAGTCACGGCAGAGTTTCCAGTCGAGGTTTTCTAACATTTGTTAGGCCCTTTCGATGGAGTAGTCGAGGTTGTCGAGGCAGTTGAGCAGCAGGTTGCGGTTGGTGATTCGATCGGTGTTGATGGAAGCACGTACGAACCTAACCAGCTCGGCATCTGACTCGGTTGCCATAACGTGGTCGGGGCCAAGAAAGCAGCGGTACATGGAAAGCACAGAGCCATCGGCACGTGTGTGCAAGCCGACACGGATAGCGGTACAAATAGACATCTTCTGACCTTTCTAACAAATGTTAGGTTTTGGAGTGGGGGCAAAACCTAACGACTGAAAACAACTGCCCCACCACATCTTATAGTATACCACAAAGTTACGTATATGTCAAGTGGTTTAGCTGGTGTGTTGGGCGATAGTTTTGGGCAGGTGGCGTGTTATGTTTTTGGGGGGTAATGTTGTGGAAAGTTACGGGCATAACTTTTGACATGTAACAAAAGAAAGTTGAATGAAATCAAGGGGTTACGAGCGAAAAATCGCGTAAAGTTATAAAGTTAAAGAATTTTGAACATTATATATATGGCCTACCTAGAGGGTGTGTGGTACGAATTGCGCTTGCTGACCTCTTTTGCGCTCCGTGGGTCGCTACACACACTTTGAAAATTACGTAACATTTAACATTGCTTTAAAATCAACAACTTACGCGATTCGTAACGTAACAAAAGCCCGAAAAGCGTAACGCA